AAGCAGCCGTCTATTGACGATGCTTACGACGCAGAAGGCCAGTTCGACCCATCACTGATACCAGAGGAAGCAATAGACCGTATTCCTCGTCCTACAGGATGGCGTATAGCAGTACTACCTTACAGAGGCGCAGAGCGCACTAAGGGCGGTATTGTGATAGCAGAAGAAACTCAAAAACGTACGCAGCTGGCTACGAATTGCGGCTATGTATTAAAGATGGGTGATTTAGCCTACAAGGATGAATCTAAATTTCCATTCGGCGCTTGGTGCGCAGAAGGTGATTGGGTAATCTTTGGCAGGTACGCAGGTTCACGTATTTCTATCGATGGTGGTGAAATCCGTTTTTTAAACGATGATGAAATCTTGGGTATTGTAAATTCCCCTGAAGACATCTTGCATATGTAAGGAGTAGAAAGTTATGGCTGATGATTTAGACTTTAAGGTAGGCGAAGAAGACGAAAGTCCGGCTACTGTCGAGCTTGACGAAGACGGTGGTTCAGAACTGATTGAAAACGACTCCAACGCAGCACCTATTGTTGAGACACAATCAACACAGGCGCAAGGCGAGGAATTAGATGTATACAGCGACAAGGTGAAGAAACGTATTGACAAGCTTACTGCTCGTCTACGCGAAACAGAACGTCGCGAACAGGCTGCGCTAGAGTACGCTAAAAACGTACAGCAAAAAGCACAGGCCTATGAGCAACAAGCGTACAATTCTGACAATGCTCGCCTAGGCGAAGTCCAGAGTCGTATTGAAACACAAGCTGTTGCCCTAAAACAGATTATCCGTAAGGCACGTGAAGAAGGTGACTACGACACGGAGATTGAAGCGCAAGAACGTTTGACTGAAATTCAAATGGAACAACGCAGCCTCTCTGAAACAACGTCACGCCGTCAATACAACCAGGAACAAGCACAGCAAGCGCCTCAGCAAGTTCAGCAACCAGTGCAACAACAGCGTCCTGTCTATGACCCTAAAGCCGAAGCGTGGGCCGAGGAGAATGAATGGTATGGCAAGAATGTTGCAATGACTCATGCTGCTCAAGGTATTCATAAACAAATGGTTTTATCAGAAAGATTTGACCCAAACTCAGATGAGTATTATGATGAGCTTAATAACAGACTGCGCGAAGCGTTTCCAACGCAGTTTAATGTAAAAACCAGGACCAATCGACCCGTGCAAACGGTTGCGCCTGCATCCAGATCTTCTGGAGTAAATAATGCACGCCGCACTGTTCGGTTATCACCGAGCCAAGTTGCGATCGCTAAAAAATTGGGTGTTCCGTTAGAAGAATACGCCAAATACGTTAAGGAGTAATAAAATGGATCAAGAACAAGCTGTACCAAAACTAAACCGCAATGCACGTGAGGCAGATTCACGTGATAAAACTGCGCGCCGTAAATCTTGGGCCCCTCCTTCACGATTGGATGCGCCTCCTGCGCCTCCTGGATACAAGCACCGTTGGATTAGATCAGAAGCTGGTGGACAAGAAGACCGTATTAACGTCATGGGCAAGATGCGTGAAGGCTATGAGTTAGTACGTGCCGACGAGTACCCAGAATTTAGCAGTCCTTCAGTAGACGATGGCCGACATGCTGGTGTTATCAGCGTGGGAGGTTTGTTGCTTGCAAGAATCCCAGAGGAAACAGCACAAGAGCGACGCGAGTATTACGAATCACGCACCCATGACCAATTATTGGCTGTCGATAACGATTTAAGTAAATCAAATGGGCATTCGTCCATGAGAATTCAGAATCCTACTCGTCAGACCCGTGTATCGTTCGGCGGACCTAAATCCTCCGAATAACTTAATTTAAGGAAATGACAAAATGGCAAACGTAGATAAAGCCTTTGGTCTTCGTGCATTAGGAAACCTTTCAGCTACTGGCGCGCAAGCCCAGTACGGTTTCACAATCGGGGATAACCAAGCAGGCGCAATTTTCCAAGGCGACTTGGTAACAGTTTATGATGGTTATTTAGTGGCATTTGCACCAGCGACACACACTGCAGCAGTAGGCGTGTTCAACGGTTGTAACTACATTGATCCAACCACTGGTAAACCTACATGGAAGAACTACTATCCAGGTAGCGTTAACATCACTCAAGGCACTATCCAAGCGGATGTTATCGATGATCCAGCACAACTATTCATCAGTCAATGCGATGAAGGCTTAACACAAGCTCAAATCGGTTTCAATGCTGACGTAGTTGCAGGTACAGGCAACACAACCACAGGTCAATCTGCAATGGAGTTAGATTCTTCTACTATCGCCAAAACAGCAGCTTTGAACTTGAAAATCGTTGGTTTATACAACGTTCCAGGCAACGAATTCGGCACTAACGCCGTTGCGGTTGTAAAAATCAATGAACATCTATTCGGCAGCGCTGGCGTTGCTGGTCAAGGAGCTTAATCATGGCAATTTCACGTTCCCAACTAGTAAAAGAACTTGAGCCGGGTCTGAACGCATTGTTCGGCATGGAATACAAGGGTTACGAAAAAGAGCACGAGCAAATATACGATACTGAAACTTCTGACCGTGCGTTTGAAGAAGAAGTAATGTTATCAGGCTTCGGTGAAGCTCCTGTTAAAACTGAGGGTGCTGGCGTTTCATACGACAATGCTCAAGAAGTTTACACAGCACGCTACACACACGAAACCATTGCTTTGGCTTATTCATTAACTGAAGAAGCTGTTGAAGATAACTTGTACGCATCACTTGCTGCTCGTTACACTAAAGCATTAGCTCGTTCAATGGCAACAACAAAACAAATCAAAGCAGCAGCCGTATTAAACAACGCGTTTACTACAGCACTCGGCGGCGACGGCAAACCTTTGTGTGCAACTGACCACCCGACATTGTCTGGTCCAGATCTACGCAACGAGTTGACAACTCCAGCTGACTTAAGCGAAACTTCACTTGAGCAAGCTTTGATTGACATCGCAGCATTCACTGACGAACGTGGTTTAAAAATCGCGGTCCGTGGTTTGAAATTAATTGTTCCAAAAGAACTACAATTTACCTCAGATCGTATTTTGAAATCTACATTACGTGTTGGTACTGCTGATAATGATATCAATGCTATCAAAAACATGGGTATGGTTCCTCAAGGTTACACTGTAAACCATTACTTAACAGACCCAGACGCTTGGTTCATCAAAACTGATGCTCCTAACGGCATGAAAATGTTTGAACGTGTTGCGTTCAAAACTGGTTTTGAAGGTGATTTTGATACAGGTAACGTACGCTACAAAGCACGTGAGCGTTATAGCTTTGGCTACAGCGATCCACGCGGTATCTTTGGTTGCCCAGGTACACCTTAATTCAACGGTAATACGTAGAATGGAAAGCCACCTTCGGGTGGCTTTTTTGTTGCAAAAAGACCTTTTATTTTTCTGTAGATGGTGTATATTGTGAGTATTCCGGGAATTATCCGGCTTATTAGACTGTCCCGGCAGACGCATACGAGACTAATAAGCTTAACTTTGTATGGAGAAATTCAAATGGCTTCAACCACGTTTTCCGGACCAGTCACATCTACAAATGGCTTTATTGGCGACATTACAGGTAATGTAACAGGTAATGTAACAGGTAATGTAACAGGCAACATCACAGGTAATATCGCAGGAAGCGGCAGCATCACGCATGCTACTACCTCAGCAATCAATGCCACTGCCGTAGCAACCGCAGCACAAGTAGCTACAGGTTATATTACATCTACATCAGCAGCAGCTACAGCAATCACACTTCCTACAGGTACTTTACTTGGCGCTGCACTTAGCGCAGTTAGAGGCACTGTTTTTAACTTGTACGTTGATAACACTGCTGGTGCAAGCACTGTAACTATGGTAGTAGCTGTAAATGGCATTTTATCTGACGCTGCAACTACCACTGCGGCTAGCTTCGGTCAGCTAACTATTGCTGCTGGCGCTACAGGTATTGCACGTTTTACATTAATGTTTGCAAGCGCAACTGCCTATACATTCACACGTACAGCTTAATTAACGCTCTAATCTAAGGAGATTAATTATGGCAAATTTAGGTGTAGTAAGGTCAATCACTCAAGTAGGGACATATGAGCCCTTTGAGCTTCAAGTTGCACGAGGCCAAATTATGGGCCACGAAGTAGTAAACGTATTTGGGTACAATCCCGATGTAGATACATCTGAAGAATCTATATGGCCTGATGGAGGGACCGTACCACATCCAACTGTAGCTTCAGTGCTTAAAATAAGTTCTAGTAGTGCAGATGATACCGCTGCAGGTACTGGTGCGCGTACAGTAGCTATATTTGGGGTTGACGCAGACTATAACGAGGTTAGCGAATCAGTATTATTAGATGGACAAAATTCTGTAAATACAGGGAATAGCTACCTTTA